AGACGAGCTGGATCTGGTACACCACGACAGGAAGAACACCGAGGATAGCTATATTGATACTTATAGTATGGTATATACTAATTTGATTGCGATAATAACGCATGAGCTTCAACTCGAAAAGCAAAGAAGATCGAACCTTGAAGTAGAGGTTGCGGATCTAAGAAGTGAACTTGAATCCATGAGAGATAATATCTCTGGAGATACAAATTAATTTTTAGGAGGACAAAACTATGGCAGTAGAAGCAACTTACACAAAGGACATTCATTATTCTGGAATCATCACAGTTGACGGCGAGACCGTTGTGTCTATGGACGCCAATATGGATGCAAAACATCCGGATGTTCCAATCATCAATCGCTACATTAATAATGGGAGAAAGTACAGAGCGAATAAGAAGGATATCGATGACATTGTAGATAAGTTCGAAAATGATATCTGGAACGAGTACGATAAGTATACAGCGGAACTGGAGCAGGCAGAAAAGACAGAATAAGCAAAAGCGGGGTCGGAAACGGCTCCATTTTTATTCCAGAAAGAAAGAGAGACAGAACCGTGAACGAATTTTTAACGCAGACATATACTATAGCACTCCCAATCCTTTTGGGATACATCGTCTGGCTCCTGAAAAACCAGAAGCGAGACCGGGATGCGAACAGTAAAGGTACCATGCTGCTGCTCCGGGTCCAGCTGATCGAGTATCATGATAAATACATGATGCTGGGTGACATTCCATCGTATGCTTACGAAAATTTCATGGAAATGTATAAAGTTTATCATGCTTTGGGCGGCAACGGAATGATCACAAAAATGATGCATGAAATCGAAGAGTTACATTTGAAAAAGAAAGGCGATTAGATATGGAACAGATTATGAATTATGTAAAACCGGAACTGATCATTGTAGCTATTGTCCTGTACTTCCTTGGCATGGGACTGAAACAGGCACAGGCTGTAAAGGATAAGTATATTCCTCTGATTCTCGGCGGCGTGAGCATCGTACTGTGCGCCATCTGGGTGCTGGCTACCAGTGAGGTGTGCACCGGCCAGCAGGCGGCGATGGCCGTATTTACGGCAGTGACACAGGGAATCCTTGTGGCGGGTCTGAGCAACTATGTAAATCAGATCATCAAACAGGCACAGAAAACAGAGTGAGGGCGGGTGACAACCGTCCTTTTGCGCCGGCGCAAACCGCCTGGCAGAAGGAGAGACAATGAAGATTGATAGATCATACATCAGCAGCCAGAACACCTATCCGTACAACAACCCACAGTGTATTGTTGTACATAACACCGACAATTTTGAGCCAACTGCCAATGCCCGCGCTCATGCCAGAGCACAGCATGACGGGAATTTTTCTGGCATGTCGGCTCATTATTACGTGGATGACAGCGACACTGCCTATCAGGCCGCGCCGCACAACCTCGGATGCTGGCACGTTGGCATCAACTACGGAAACGGCAACCTGTTCGGCTCTTATGGCAACCGGAACAGCATCGGTGTGGAAATGTGCGTGCAGGGCGGATATAACTATGAGAAAGCGTTTCAGAACACCGTGGAGCTTGTACGGCAGCTCATGAAAGAAACAGGCATCCCGGCATCCAAAGTCTATCGACATCTCGATATCTGCAGCAAAAACTGCCCGTCGCAGATCATTGCAAAAGGCGACTGGACGAGATTCAAGAAGCTGATCAGCGGCGGCAGCTCAGAGTCTTCTGGAAACAATACATCTGGCGAGGAGATATATAAGCCAGGAGTTTACAAGGTCAATGACACGGAATTAAACATCCGTATCGCGCCGAATGCAGACAGTAAGATCGTCGGAGTAATCCGGGATCAGGGCAGCTATACTATCACCAAAATCCAGAATGGAAGTTGGGGAAAACTGCTTTCGGGCGCAGGATGGATCAATTGTCATACAAAATACTGTACCTACGGCGGTACAGCATCCGTTCAGAAGCCGGCCGCAAAAGCGATATCAGTTGATGGAGTATGGGGACCGGAGCTGACCCGCCGCCTGCAGGAGATCTTCGGAACCGGCGTGGACGGGAAAATCAGTAACCAGCCCACGACAAACAAGAAATACTGCGTCGGTATCACATCGGCCCAGTGGAGCAATCATCTGTCCGGCGGATCAGCTCTGATCAAGGCTATCCAGAAATGGTCGGGGGTAACTGCTGACGGATACATCGGACCACAGACCATCCGCGCGATGCAGCGCAAGCTCGGCACACAGGTTGATGGTGTGATCAGCAATCCATCCGCGATGGTACGCGCCCTGCAGGAATGGTGCAATCGCCAGTAATCGGTCAACAAAAAAGCCCCGGGGATCTCCGGGGCAAAAAGAAACGCCGCAGCTACGCGGCGAAAAGAATTGTTCTTTTTTCTGACCATTTTGTGTGTTCTGGTCACGTGTTATAATAACATGTATATAGAAGAAAAGCAATAAAAATTCCCGGGCAAATTACCCGGGAAAACATATTGTATCATCGAAATTTTTACAGTTACAACATATCATCTGGTATTGTATTCCGGTGGACCGGATGGAGAGATGGGCGCATCCATGCGGTATCTCTCTCAGCGTTTCACAGCACCGAACCGAATTGTAGCGGGGGTGTTGAATGATGTTGGTACCGAGGAATTAGCTCATCTCGAAATGGTATCCACGATCGTTCATCAGCTTACCTGTGATCTTTCGCTGGAAGAAATTCAGAATTCCGGTTTTGCTAATTACTATGTAGACCACACAGCCGGAATCTGGCCACAGGCGGCCGGCGGAGTCCCGTTTAATTCCTGCGAATTTCAGTCGAAAGGCGATCCGTTAACAGATCTGTTCGAAGATCTCGCTGCAGAACAGAAAGCCCGGTCAACGTACGACAACATCCTTCGCTTGGTAAAAGATCCGGAGGTAGCTGATCCGATTCGTTTCCTGCGGGCGCGTGAAGTTGTGCATTTCCAACGTTTTGGTGAAGCACTGCGTTCTGTACAGGACGAATTGAATTCGAAGAACTTTTATGCGTTTAATCCGTCGTTTGATGCAAAGACTTTCTGTGCGGCACCGCAGCCAGGGGCAGGTCAGGGGAATTGCTGCACAAGATAGTAAATTAAAAATCAAAGAACAGCACACCACTGGAAAATCCCATCTGAAAAACAGGTGGGATTTTTTGGGTTTACAGTAAGAAAATCTTATCCAGTCGTAAATCATTATCCCATCATAATATAGAAAAAAGACTTTCAAAAACAGAACAGTCAGAAAGGATGTTCCATGGAAGCAATGAATTATGTAAAGCCCGAACTCATCGTCGTTGCGTTCGTGCTGTATTTTTTCGGTGTTGCTTTGCGGCAGGCGCAGGCGGTGAAGAATAAGTACATTCCGCTGATCTTAGGCGGCATCAGCATGGTGCTGTGTGCGGTTTGGGTGATGGCGACGAGTGAGATTGAGACGGCGAAGGAGGGGGCGATGGCGGTTTTTACGGCGGTCACGCAGGGGATTCTGGTGGCGGGGCTGAGCAATTATGTGAATCAGATTATCAAGCAGATCCATAAGCCGGAGTGAACGACGCTTCAAAAAATCTGTGTTATGCCGGGCAGTCTGAACCATCAGAAAGGGGAGAATATGAAAATTGATCGGTCGTATCTTGGAAATCAGAATACGTATGCGGAAAACAATCCCAAATGTATCGTAGTCCACAACACCGACAACTTCGCAGCAGGTGCCGATGCGCGGGCACATGCGAGAGCACAGCATGACGGGAATTTCCAGAACATTTCCGCACACTATTACGTCGATGACGGTGACACAGCCTACCAGGCGGCACCGCACAGCCGGGGGTGCTGGCATGTCGGCATTAATTACGGCGGAAAAAATCTGTTTCAGCAGTACGGCAACAAGAACAGCATCGGCGTGGAGATGTGTGTGCAGGCCGGGTATAATTATGAAAAAGCATTTGAGAATACTGCGGCACTGGTGCGGGAGATCATGCGGGAGACGGGGATTCCGCTGGAAAGAGTCTATCGTCATTATGACATCTGCAGCAAATACTGTCCGAGCCAGATCATGAACCGCGGTGACTGGGACCGCATGAAGCGGATGATCGGAAGCGGTGCAGGGAGCACAGGAACGGGAACAGCAGGCAGCGGAACAGGAAAAACGTATGCGCCCGGGATCTATCAGGTGCAGACAGCGGCCCTCAACATCCGTCAGGCACCGGATGCGGACAGCAGGATTGCCGGAACGATCCGGGATCAGGGAAGCTACACGGTGACGGAAATCCAGAACACAAGCTGGGGACGGCTTCTCTCAGGGGCAGGCTGGGTCAACTGCCATACAGCGTATTGCCGTTATGCCGGTCCCGCAAAAGAAAAATCGGCAGAGACAGCAAAGTCATCCGGAAAGACAGTCGCAGAGGACGGAATCTGGGGCGAAAATCTGACGCGCCGTCTGCAGGAACTTTTCGGCACACCGCAGGATGGAAAAATCAGCAATCAGCTGGCTGTCAACCGGAAATTCTGTGATGGCATCACAGCCGCCGAGTGGGACAGTACGCCAAAAGGCGGATCGGCCCTTGTAAAAGAAATGCAGAAATGGGCATCGGCCGGCATGGACGGCTATATCGGTCCGCAGACAATCCTCGCCTGGCAGAAAAAACTCGGCACGCCGATCGACGGCACAGTAAGCAGCCCATCCGCCATGGTAAAAAAACTGCAGAAGTGGTGCAACCAGAAATAGAAAAAAGAATACTCAAAGACCCGGTTTTGTGTTATACTGGAAGATAGTTTAAAATGAACAGAAAGAAAAGAGCTTCAAAAAAGACTCGAAGTGTCAAATGTAAAATACAAAAGAGAAAAAATAAAGGTAATTTTTGCATACAGATTCATCGGGGGAATTGCGGCTGACAGGAGAGAACAACAGCAGATGAGAAAAAAGGCAGTAAAAAATGCAGGAATGATACGAATTTATCTGAATATGGCATGGAAACTTTTGCAGAAAAACCTGCTTAGCATCGTGATATTTGAGACGGTCTACCGCCTGTTTTCCAGCCAGCTGGTTTCAAGACTCGCCAATGCGGCGATCAACTTTTCCTTAAAACAGCTGGGAACGAGTTATATGACATCGGAAAACTTCAACAAGATCATGCTGCATCCGCTGACCCTTCTGCTGATTTTTGGAATTCTGCTTGTTTTCTTTTTCTGTATGCTGTTTGAAATCTATGCTGTCATGGCGGCTCTGGAGGCTTCCTGGAAACGAAAACGGATTTCCGTTCCTGTCATGATGCTTGCCGGCGGAAGAGGAGCCGCAC